CCGATGCCGATTTTAACTGAAGAAATCAAACCAGAAGCTGCTCCTGTAGAGCCTCCTCCACCGAGCCCAGTACATGAGCCCGTGGCCGAAGTTATCGCAGAAGAGCCACCCGCAAAACCAAAGAAGGAGAAGAAAATGGCAGCTAAGAAACCTGAGCCAGCTAAGAAACCTGCACCAGCGAAGGCACCGAAAAAGCCTAAAAAATAATTTAGGTATTATATGTATTTTATATTTGACGTGGATGGCACTCTGACACCAAGCAGAGGAAAAATAGATTCTGACTTCGAGAAATACTTCAAAAAATTTATATCAAAACACCCGGTGGCGCTTGTCACCGGGTCTGATCTAGGAAAAACAGTCGAACAGCTTGGTCAAGACATTTTAAAGGCTGTTGATTATTCTTTTAATTGTTCCGGTAATGCAATTTACCAAGGAACTACTCTAATAAAAAATTCTGTTTGGACTGCTCCTGAGGATCTTCGAGGATATCTTTTCGAAGTTTTATCAAATTCAAAATATAGATTTAGATATGGCAATCATCTCGAACAACGTATAGGGATGTTAAATTTTTCCGTGGTTGGCAGAGATGCTGTTGGTGTTCAAAGAAAACATTATTATGAATGGGATCTAAAAACAAAAGAACGACAAAAATTATGTGAATACATAAACAATTATTGGAAAGATATTCATGCTGTTGTCGGAGGTGAGACAGGTATAGATATTTTCGAAAGAGGTAGGGATAAATCTCAAATCCTAGAGTTTATTCATACGCAAGAAGTGCATTTCTTCGGTGATAGGATGGATCCAGTTGGCAATGATTGGCCTTTGGGTAAAAGAATACTTGACGAAAAACGAGGAAAAATATATCATGTTAAAGATTGGAAAGATACCTGGTCTCGATTAAAGTTTTTTGAGGAGATGGGTTATATTAATTAAAGGGAGATATTATGTCTACAAAGAAAAGTTCTACACGTGATCCAAATAAAACTAAAACTGGTAAACCTAAGTTGCAATCCTTGTCAGTAAACAATCTACAACAGATGTTACAAACTGCAAGACCTAAAAATGTCAACACCATTAACAAAGCCATTCTTAAAAAATCCGGAAGAGGTCGTTAATGCCAATCGTTTATAATATGCCCCCTCCTAGTGAACCTACTTTCATAGATTTAATTAATAGAGCAAGTGGTTCTGCAAATCAAATTGCTCAAAGTATAGCAGCAACTAGCGGAATATCTCAAAATGAACATCTGTATAATTTAGTTTTACAAAAGAATAAAAAAAATCGGCATCTAAAAGATTCTTTAAAACAAAACTATTCAGGCAAGATTTACTTAACTGATCATATTTTTCATGCAGTAAGGCACAAGCCTAAAAATTCTGAAATAGAGTTTTTTAATATGCAAACTGCGCCACAGGCATTTGAGAACTCTGTAGTTATTGTGAGTAACAATAATGTTATGGTTGACAATAATTTAGATAAATTTATTAACTTATATCTAAATTCGCCTACAAGTGTTTTTGTAGTTTGGGACTTTGACAACCATCATTGGTTCGCTCTCTCAGGTATGCTCGCCTCAATAGCTGATCTTTATGTACCTACACATTCAGATAATTTAGAACCATTGTCCAGATATAATAATATCATGGCAGGACCTGTTTCTTCAGGTGTTATTCAATGGCCAAAAGAATTTTTAGAAGAAAACAAGGATGTCATTACAAAAACAGAAAGAAGTAATGATCCTTTGGGTACTCATATTGAATATCCTCAATTTCTATTACGCATGAAGAATCTAAAAATTTTACACAGGACATTGCCAAGTGTTAAATTAGTAGATGGCTCTTATCATGGTAGAGAAATGCTAGATAGATTTACAGAATGGTGTTCTCATAAGTCTCATTGGATCGTACCTGTTTTGAATGATGCCCCAATTCGAATATATGACGCATTAATTACCGGCGGCATACCTATTGTTCCAAGATCACTCAAATATCATAAAGACGTTGTTGATCTTTGGGATCATATAGTATTTTATGACTACGAGGATATTCAATCTCCCTGGGAAATTACAAATAAAGCCAATAAGTTGTTTGATTCCCGTGGCGAACAAGGAGTGCTTGACAGACATCGCCTAATCTGTTATAATCATCATGTAGATAACAGAGTAGAAACCATTCTAAAGGCGATTGATGATGAATACGGAATTTCAACATAGTCAGTACAATAACTTTTCCGAATCCGAAAAAGAAACATTCAAAAAATGGTTACAGGGCTTGCTTGAAACAAGCCTTGTCCATTTGACTTTTACCAAAAAAGATGGTACTATAAGAGAAATGAAGTGTACTCTTATGGATAACTATATTCCAAACGTACAAAAAGATTTTGGGGAAGATGCCCCTGTCAAATCCAGATCCAAAGATACAGTTTCTTTTTGGGATATTGAATCTGAGGGCTGGCGTTCTTGTCGTTACGATTCTATTACACAAATTAAATTTACTCTAGGAGAGTAAGATGGCAAAACAAAATGCAATTGCTGCAAAAGCTGCGGCATCCATGCTAACAGGTATTGAGCCTACAGGTTCAAAACTTGATCCTACGAACGAATCGTATAATGGCCAAATTTTAACAGTCTTCAATTGGTATAGTGCAGAAAAATCTAGAACTGATGCCTACAAGTACATTCTTGAATATGTAAAAAAGAATCGTAATAAAGATTATAAGACTTTTCAGAAAGTTAACGAAAATAAAATCATTACAACTATTGGTTGGCTTGCTCGTCTTTGTACTCGAGGAGCACTGATATCTGAAGAGCATCGTTTACGCTTAGAACAGCATATTGACATTTTAATTAATACATCATTAGTGCAGGATGCGGTAGAAGATGTGGTGGAGAAAGAAAAAAAGGTTATTGTCAATATTCAAGAAGCAATTAAACAGAAAACCAAAGAATACATTGGCGAATTAGAAGGTGCCATTGATGACTTTATAAAGTTAGATAAAGAATTTTCACTTTATAACGATTTCAAATCAAGGCAAATCCCCGCACCATATGTTCAAGACGTAAAAGAATGGGCTGAAAAGAAGTTAGAAGAATATAATGAAGTTATCGAAGGTAACGACTCACAACTTATAGAAGGGTATTCTAATTTTAATAAGCGAAAGCTTAAGGCATTAGTTAAACTCTTTGAGCAGTTCATTGAGGACTGCGATTTATATGGTCAGTTTAAAAAGGCTAATCGTAAACCGAGAGCTGTTCGAGAAAAGCCTGCAGCACAACAAGTTAAAAGTATAAAATACAAAACAAAGGATGAAGAACTCGGGATCGAATCTGAGCGCCCAATTGATGTTGTAGGGGCACAACAGGTTTGGGTTTTTAATACAAAGACTCGTAAGCTTGCAGTATATACTTCAGAATCCACAAAAGGTATGACTGTTAAAGGAACTACTTTGCAGAACTGGATGCCCGAGAAATCTAAGCAAAAGACTTTGCGTAAACCCGATGAACAAATTAAGAGTTTGATGTCTTCGGGTAAAGTAAAGTTAAGAACTTTTATGGATGATATTAAATCTAAAGAACAAGGTGTTAATGGTAGGATAAATATAGATACCGTAATTTTAAAAATAGTGAGGTAACTATGTCCTTTATACGATTAACATATTGTCATTTAATTAAAATCATTTTGTCTCAGATTGGTGGCAATCCTTTACAACAAATTTATTCGCAACTAACAAATGGTGTACCAACCGTAGCACCGAGAAATGGTTTGATACCTGCAGGATTAACCCAGGTAAAAGAACTAATTGAACAAGTAACAACTGTAATTAATACTGCGCAACAAGCTGCAGGCAACTTTAATGATACCATTGAAAGAATTGGTACACAATTTTATCAGAATCCAATTGGTACTGTCTTGGATGGTACTAAGAGTACGGCTCAAACAAGATTAGATTATGTTAATTCTCAGTTAGCTTTACCCGGTAATTCTGGCAATGCAGATTTGCTCGCAGAAAAATCCGCATTGGAAGCTTTTATTGCATCTTTGACAACTTATAGAACTAATACAGATAGTCTATCGGGTATTGGTCAATTATCGGGATCTGCGGCAGCAGGAGGATGTTCTTTACAAGATCTATTAGGCAGCGGATGCGTTCCTAATCGAGATGTGCCAGATGTGGATTTACAAAATTTGATATCATCATTAAAACAGGGTGATGCTATTGCTGCAATTAAGGAAGCTATTAGTAGTGCGACAGGGTATTCTGATTATCAGCAAGCTTTAGCTACATTTCAAGCTACGGTAAATGGGTTTAACACTAATTTTAATAACTTAATTAATAAGGCTGCAATACGAAGTGCTGTAACATCTCAAATTACTCAGATTGTTTACAATCTACTTTCTGGCTGCGGAAATCAAGTATTTGATTTGACATTGAAGCCTGATGTGAAAGCTAAACTAACTCCATATACTGCTGCACTAAGTGAAAGTGAAGGATATTACGATAGTTTAGGAAATAGGATTACTATTTCCGATGCTAATGTTACCCCATTAGGTTCTAATGTTAATGTAGTTATTTTATAAGGTATTTTTCATTATGATGATCGTTGATTTTAATCAGACCGCTATTTCTAATCTAATGGCTGAAGTAGGTGGTCGCAATGATATTGAAATTGAAGTTCCTTTGCTTCGCCATATGATTATTAATTCTATTCGGGGATATAAACAAAAGTTTGGAGAAAAATATGGCGAACTAGTTATTGCTTGCGACAATTATAACTATTGGCGCAGAGAAGAATTTTCGTATTACAAGGCAGGTAGAAAAAAAGCAAGAGAGGACTCTGGCTTTGATTGGAAGGTCATTTTCGAAGCTCTTAGTATGATACGAGATGAGATCAATGATTACTTCCCGTATAAAGTTATTAACGTCCACGGTGCCGAGGCAGATGACATTATTGCAGTATTAGCAGAGTGGTCTCAGACAAATGATTTGACTAGTGGATTATTTGATGAACCAAAACCTTTTCTGGTACTATCCGGGGATCATGATTTTATTCAGTTGCAAAAATGGAACAACGTGCAACAATATTCACCGATTCAAAAGAAATTTGTGAAGTCCGACGTTAGCCCTGAGAAATATGCATTTGAACATATCATTAAAGGCGATAAGGGCGACGGCATTCCGAATGTTCTATCTGCAGATGATAGCATCGTAAATGGTGTGAGGCAAAAACCAATCACTCAAAAGAAGTTAGATGAGTGGTTTAAGAATCCTGAACTAATGCCTCAAGATGTAGACTTTAAACAGAATTATCAAAGAAATAAAAAGCTAGTTAATTTTGATAGCATACCGGAAAAAGTTAAAACCGCTATCATAAATAGTTATGTAGATCAGCCACAAAAAGATAAAAGTAGGCTGCTTAACTTCTTTGTTCAAAATAGAATGAAGAACATGATGGAACTTATCGAGGAATTTTAATGAGAACTACTATACCACAAGTATTTGACGAAGTAGAAAAAGCAGCCACTAAAGAATCTAAAATTAAAGTCTTGCGAGCATATGATCATCCCGTAATTCGAAATATTCTTAGAATGAATTTTGATCCTGCGATAAAAGTTTATTTGCCCGAAGGCGAACCTCCCTTTAAAAAAGATACTTCAGTTCCAGCGGGATATTCTGAAACTAATTTATTTGCAGAATTCAGACGCTTCTATATTTGGTTAGATCCAAACATCAATCTAACCAGAGTGAGAAAAGAGCAGTTATTTGTTCAAATGTTAGAGGGTATTCATTGGACAGAAGCGGAACTTGTTTGCTTAGCTAAAGATAAACAATTGGATACAAAGTATAAGTCTTTAAAAGATGCTCTAGTTCGAGAAGCCTTTCCGGATCTTTTGCCTGCTGAAGTTAAGGTGCCTGCTAAGATCAAACAACCAAAAAAGAAAGCTTCTTTGGACGCATCCTGACCTGGTTCAAAGAAGAGAACCAATTAAATTCCGAACCAAGGGAAACATGGTCAGATATGGGGTCTTTTCCAATAGATCCAAAGATGGATCCACGAGTTTTTAATCATGGAAAATACAAAGCATTTGACAAATATTAATAAAGGTGTTATAATATAGTTGTAGCTAAATTGACGGAGTTATATTATGACTATGCATTTGGTTGGCCCTTGGTTGTCTACTGCCGGTAAGAAAAAGGGCAAGCAAAAATTTCGTAATGCAGAGCAAGCTCAGAAAGCTCGTGACTTAGATAGGAGTTGGCAAGAACTTTTGTCTAGTCATGGTGTGACCAATAACAAATCCAAAAAAGTTTCTAAGTTTACTTCTCGTAAATTAGTTATACCCAAGGTACCAGAAAATCGTAGCACAAAACACATTAAAAGTGTAGACTCCGGGCACCTTGGTGCGGTTTCTAGTCGTGCGCCGATGCAATATACCGGCGATAAGATTATGGGCATAGGTACTATGCATAAGTCTAACGCAGTTCCTATTTTTTCAGATAAAGAAGCAAAAGATATTTCTAGTATGAGGCGTTGATGAGAACAATCGTTTTAGTTACCGGAGGCTTTGATCCTCTGCACTCCGGACATATTGCATATTTTAAAACTGCAGCTAGTTTAGGTGATACTCTAGTCGCCGGTCTAAATTCTGATGATTGGCTTATTCGGAAAAAAGGTAAATTCTTTATGCCTTTCGTAGAAAGACAAAAAATCCTAGACAATCTTCGAATGGTAGATTGGTGCATAGATTTTGATGACTCAGATGGTAGCGCAAAAGATGCAATTAGAAAAGTAAGAGAGTTCTGGCCTAGTTCTAAAATCATTTTTGCGAATGGTGGAGATAGAACAAGAACAAATATTCCAGAAATGGATATTCAAGATAATAATTTGGAATTTGCTTTTGGTATTGGCGGTGAGGATAAAAAGAATTCTAGCTCTTGGATATTAGAAGAATGGAAATCGCCTAAGACAGATCGTCCATGGGGATACTACAGGACTTTACATAACTATGGACAAGAAGTTAAGGTAAAAGAACTTACTGTAGAGCCAGGTAAGTGTCTTAGTATGCAGAAACATTTTCAACGATCAGAACACTGGTTTGTGGCAGAAGGAACAGCAACTGTATATACTATTGATGCCCGCAAGACCGACACGGTACTAAAAGGCATCTATAATAAGTTTGATCATTTACACGTTAGTACTACAGAATGGCATCAACTTTGTAATGAAGGTAATACTCCATTAAAGATTGTAGAAATCCAATATGGAGATAATTGTATTGAAGAAGATATTGAAAGGAGAACCACATGAGCATACCATCAAATCCTGCAGATCGTAAAGCAATTTACGATTGCATGAAAGAAATTAGTGATTCTATGACTCGTATTGAGAGTGAGCGAGATTTCATCAAAAATGCCATCAATACTATTTGCGAGGAACAGAATCTTTCTAAGAAGACCTTCCGTAAATTAGCGAAGGTATATCACAAGCAGAATTTCCAACAAGAAGTTCAAAGTCATGAAGAGTTTGAAACTCTCTATGAAACTATTACACAGACAACTACTATGAGCAAACAATATGCCTAAATTCACATTCATTTCCGAGGACTTAGATCTTAATGGTTACAAAACAGGGTCCAAACTAACAAAAGAGTTTACCTGTGAAACTTTGGATGCAGTTGTTAAAGAGTTTGATATGTTTATTCGAGGAACCGGATATTCTTTTTTAGGTGAGATTGCAATAGTACCAGAAGAAGAAATTGTAATTAATGATGAAAATAACTTCACCCTTAATGAATATGAATATGACCCTAGCAATATTTTGGGGACAGCATGATTGCAAATCAATTCATTGTAGAAGCCAAATACTTAGATAAGATTAATCGGGTAAAGAGAAAATCTATTTTAGGTGTCTACAAAAATCTTGAAGCCGTTGAAAAAGTCAAAGAAAAAGCCATTTCTGAAGAGAAAAAATATAAGGTTGTTTTTTCAATAACAACTAATTATGATCCTTTCATTAGAACTTGACAACTTAATCATTAGGTGTTATAATATGGCTATAGGAGGAAATAATGAGCCAAATTTATAATATTTTTGATCAGCTTGCTTCGGATAATTCTCGCCTTGCGAAAGAGGCGATTCTAATTAAGAACAAGTCAAACGAAATACTACAACGAGTGTTTTATTTGGCATTAGACCCATTTGTTCAATTTTATATTAGAAAAATTCCGAAGTATGAATCCAATGCACCTTATTGGGCTTTACAAGAAGGAATGGATCAGCTATCTAGGTTATCCAGCCGTGAGGTAACAGGCAATGCAGCAATTGAACACTTAACTACAGTACTATCTAAACTGGAACCTGAGGATGCAAAAATCATTGAGCGTATTATTGCAAAAGATCTCCGATGCGGGGTATCAGAAGCAACAGCAAACAAAATTTGGCCAGGTCTTGTCTCGACGTACCCGGTTATGTTGGCTTCTGGATACGACCAAAAGCTCGTTGATAAAATCCAATGGCCGGCTCTCGTACAGCTTAAGCTCGACGGAATGCGATTCAACGCAATTGTTAAAAACGGAGAAGTAGAGTTTAGATCTCGTAATGGCAAAGAGCTTAGTATTCCAAATAAATCTTTCGCAGTTCCTTTTGTTAAACTAGCAGAACACTATAAACAGGATATGGTGTTTGATGGCGAACTGCTTGTTGCAGATTTTGCAGGCAAACCCGTCAACAGACAAACAGGCAATGGTATCTTGTCAAAATCCATCAAAGGAACCATGTCTAATGATGAGGCTTTGCAGGTAAGAGCTACACTATGGGATGCTATATCGTATGAGGATTTCACTAAGGGCGTTAGTGATGAGGCATACAATATTAGATTAGCTAAAGTATCTAATGCTATATCCCATGTCAAAAGTTTATTCCCACAATTCGGAATCTACATTGATCTAGTATGGACTAAAGAAGTAGATAACCTATATACCGCGCAAAGAATTTTTGAGAAGTTTCTTGCTGAAGGTCAAGAAGGTACTATTCTAAAATCAAAGAATGGTATTTGGGAAGACAAACGATCGAAGGGGCAAATTAAATTTAAGGGTGAACTTGAGTGTGATCTGCGTGTAGTAGATTGGGAAGAAGGCACAGGTAAAAACAAAGGTCGACTTGGTGCACTGGTATGCGAATCTGACGATGGCAAAATTCGCGTAAATGTAGGATCAGGTTATAGTGACGAACAAAGAGAAGCTTATACCAAAAAAGTAATAGGAAAAATTGCTACAGTAAAATATAATGCACGTATACAGGATAAAGGTGGGAATGTTGAGTCCTTATTCCTTCCGGTGTTCATTGAACTTCGTGAAGATAAAGATATTGCAGATGTTTCTATAAAGATAAAATGAAAATTATTTACATTGACATGGATGGTGTAATAGCAGACTTTAATCGTCGATATATTGAGCTTTTCAATCACGAACCTGGCGAAAAACGAGATGAAAAATTTGGTGAGAGGTGGAGAACTTTAATTGATGATGAGCATTTCGCTTCTTTTGATTGGATGTCCGAAGCACAAAGTCTTCTTTACTATCTAAAGTCTTTGGATATACAAAAAGCGATACTATCTTCTACCGGAGGCTTCAATGATCATAACAGTATATCCAATCAAAAACAAAAATGGTTAACTGATCGCTCTATTAACTATCCTGCGATCTTTGTTCCTGGCAAACAATATAAACCGGGATATGCAAATAAAAATTCTTTATTGATTGATGATACATTGAGTATTATTACTGCATTTCAGAAAGCAGGTGGTGCTGCAGTTCATCATACTAATGCAAATGAAACTATACAATTTGTAGAGAGTTGGTTAAATGACTGACGAGGAAGCCACAAAAATATACGAGGACATAAGAGCATATTTTGGTAAAGATTGCCCTAATCCAGAGCAAGAACCTATAAGGTTCGCACATTATGTAAAATTATATCATTTTTATACTACAAGGAAAACTGATGAGCCTAGTTGATTACGCAGAAAAAGAATTAGATCGTATTGGCATGACCGATGAAGATGAATATAATGGTATGATGCGTAAGCATTTGTTACATATGGTAAAAGAGTTTGGAGATGAAGGTCATTCTGGATTCTCTGCTGGCTATGCGATTCAATGTCTGAAGAAACTATTTAATTTTAAACCATTGTCACCGCTAACGGGTGAAGATGATGAATGGGCAGATATTGGCGGAAACTTATTTCAGAATAAGCGATGCTCCTCAATATTTAAAGACGCAACCGGAGATGCGTATGATATTGACGGTAGAGTGTTCTGGGAATGGTATACTGATAAGGAGACAGGAGAAAAATATAAATCCTATTACACCTGCTATGAATCAAGATTACCTGTAACTTTCCCCTATGTTGTACCTGACGAACGTATTGAAGAATATCGTAAATCTGATTCAGAGCCACCATCGCCACCACATACTGAATAAGAATTGATATAATGAGTTATACTAATAACTACCTAACAGATTCCGTAGATGTCACTTACAAAGATATACCCATAGGTGGTAAACTTGTAATCGCTCAGAAGATTGTAACTAGTCTTGAGATGTCCCAAATGAATGAGTCGAATCTAAAAACATGGATAAAAGAAAATCTTGCGATGAATCTTGTTCGAAGCATGATTGACAATAATTTTATAGAATTTACTAAAATGACTTCTTCCCAGGACTATAGCGTGAAGTTTTCTGCAAGATGCTATTTGGCCCCATCAGACGAGGTTAAGATTTTGAGAACATTACTATGATATTTTCTGCACAAATTAATAAATATCTCGGGAGACCGAGATATGAGCGCAACAATTTACACATTTCCGGACAGATACACCCGATGGTTCAACGGGTACAAAATTTCATTATATAATGAAGAGGAGATCTTTATTACTGTTTCTGTAATGAATATTTTTGGTAATCTTAAAGAACGAATCACAGACTCTACTATAGAAAAGTGTGATCCATATGATATTATACATTGCTTATCAGAAGCAAAATCCTCTAATATGTTCTCTTTAAGAACAAAACAAATAATCAATAAGATATTGAGGTCTATCGAACCCGCATGAATATATTCTATCTACATAATGATCCTGTGAAGTGTGCTGAACTACATAACGATAAACATGTAGTTAAGATGATTTTAGAGTATGGGCAATTAATGTCTACTGCACATAGAGTACTTGACGGTACTCCCTACTACGGTAAAACCGCAAACGGAAGAAATATTAAACGTTGGTTATTGGATGACGAACGTGAACCTGTCCTATGGAAAGCTAGCCACATAAACCATCCATCAGGTATTTGGACCAGAGCATCCTCAGAAAATTATACATGGCTAAATTCTTTATGGTTAAGTCTTTTAGGTGAGTATACCTTTAGATATGGCAAGAATCATTCTGCAGAAAGAATGGCGATGTATTTTAAAAGATTACCGAATAACATTCCGCAAGGAGTATTTACTGAACCTACTCCTGCTATGCCTGATAAATACAAAGTACCTAGTAATAGTATTCAATCCTATAAAAATTATTACATAGGAGACAAGCAACACTTAGCTTCATGGAAAAAACGATTCGTGCCTAGTTGGTATGTAACTACTTGAAAGGAAATTATGGAAACTCATAAACTTCAGCTTGAAGAAGGTTTTGAAGATCATCGCGGTAAAATTTTACCCATCGTTCATGACTTCGCAAATGTACAAATGATTTGGTCAAAGAAAGGCGCTTTACGTGCCAATCATTATCATAAAACAGATACACACACTTGTTTTTTAGTAACAGGTACTATGGATTACTATTGGCGTAATCACGGTGAAACTAAAATTCACAAAGAACAGTTCGTAGCAGGAGATCTTTTTAAGACAGGTCCTTTAATTGATCATGAGATGGTTTTTACTGATGATTCAACTATGGTTGTAGTGTCCGAGCATAAAAGAGATGCTATGACATATGATGAGGACATTGTTAAGATTACTCCATTGCACGAACAATATGAAAACGTATGATGTATGCCGCTGCTGCGGAAATGATAAGTTAGAGCCTTGGTTATCCTTACCGGATTCTCCGGTAGCCAATGCTTTATTCTATGAACCTAACTATGACAAGTTTCCCTTAGAACTAAATTATTGTTCTAACTGCGGACATTTGCAGTTAGCCTCTGCACCTGAACCAAATACAGTATTCTCAACCTACAGATACAAGTCAGGTGTTTCTAATTCATTTAGAAATCATTTTGCTGAATATGCTAACACCGTATCTGGTTTTTATGATACCCCAGGTTCGGTTTTGGAAATTGGTAGTAATGATGGGTACTTGCTGCAGCAATTTAAAGATAAAAAGTGGATTGTATATGGTGTTGAACCATCAGAATATCTAAAACGAGATCATGTAGAAAATAAAATTCCTGTCTACACAGATTTCTTCAGCACAAAGTTAGTCGATAACAATGAATGGAGAAATTACTTCGATGTAGTATGTGCTAATAATGTTCTAGCACATATTCCTGATATGCATGATGTGATGGAAGGCATTTCTATGGCTCTAAAGCCAAATGGTCTTCTTGTTGCAGAGTGTGGGCATCGTGATGGAATTTCTTCGGGTAAATATCTTGACAATGTTTATCATGAACATATTGATTATTACACACCACATTCATTCTCAAAATTATGCGAGGCACATGGGCTAGTTGTTGAAAGCGTACACATGATTAACACTCATGGTATTAGCTTCAGAGCATATGTTAGGAAAAAAGAAGGAACTTCTGAGATACCTTTAGAATCTCTAGATTCGAATTCATTTGAAAATGTCGTTGACTTAATTGCAGCTCGCCAAACTAAAATGAAGCAATTAATCGGAGATAGACAATTTATTGCATATGGAGCAGCAGCTAAAGCAGTCACCGCTCTTTATACTTTAGATATGGTTGATGAAAAACTTATCGGAGTAGTTGATGATAATGAGTTAAAGCAGGGTTGCTATTTCCCCGGAACAAATATCATGATTACCCAGCCAGAGAACATGGATAAGAATGCTCTAGTATTAATTACAGCATGGAATGTTTACGAAGATATTAAGCGTAAACTTGTAGAACGTGGACATACTGGAGAAATTCTTTGCATGCAGTAATTTATGGATCAGGTAAATGGTCTCAGTTACTACAAATTAAACTTAAATCATTTGGATTTGAATCTATTCTTATAGGAAATAATCCTCTGGCAACAAAGTTTACCAGAGAAAATGTTTCTAATCAAAAACAAAGAATACCTGTTTTTATAGCATCTGCAACTAAAGATCATCTTGCAGATATTATTCATTCGAGTAGATTCAATCCAAATATTATTTTTGTAGAAAAAGGATTCTCTGATGCTAAAGAAAAACTAGCTGCCAAGGATTGGTCTGTTTCCAAGCGAATTCCTATCTTTATCTTAAGTCAGTATAGGTATTCAAAAGTTTTTGATATTTTGGAACCCTTTAAAGAAAATATAATTAGCATTTTACATGACTGGACTATAGAAAAGGGATTGATTTCTGAATGGATTCCTCATATAATGTCCATTGACAATTATATAAAAGGTAGCGATAATCAATTTTATGTTTCTAATGCGGGTAGTTATCTAATAGATAAAATTTCCAGTTTTAGAATAAAACATGGAGAAATGCGAGAATTAAAAACCATAGTTAAAACCGCAGATGAGACTATTGTTTTAACATTTGGGGCAAACAACAGCATTCACATAAAAAGTAAACACGGGGTCGATGCATTTTCAACATTTGAGAATGAGGATTGTATTACCTCACAACTAAAAGACATTATAATAAACACTGAGAATTTACGTTTAGAAAGGCTATAAATGAAACTCTTAATTTTGGGCGTTGACGGATTTATTGGTTATCACCTCACTGATTCTATTTTAAAAGATGATAATTTTAAAGATTGGTCTATTACTGGTATAGATTTAAACACTGCAAGAGTAAATATGTTACCGCAGGATAGCAGATTTACTTTTCACAAAGCAGACATCATGAAAGACAGAGATCTCGTAGATTCTCTTATTCATGAATGCGATGTTGTTATGCCCTTGGTAGCAATTGCTACTCCAAAACTTTATGTGGAACAACCTCTTAGAGTATTTCAATTAGACTTTGAGGAAAACTTGCGAGTTATTAAACTTGCCCATGCTTTGAACAAAAGAATTATTTTCCCATCCACATCTGAGGTATATGGTAAGAGTACCGCACCTTTTGATGAGGATAGTTCTGATCTGGTATATGGTCCTATTAAGTATTCCCGTTGGATTTATGCTTGCTCTAAACAATTATTGGATAGAGTAATTTTCGCAATGAATCAAGATAGTCCTTTTAGGTTCACTTTGTTCCGACCATTTAACTGGGTAGGTCCTTATTTGGATTCGCTGGAGTCTACATCTGAAGGTTCCTCTCGTCTAATTACTCAGCTTATGGGTGATGCTATTCAACGTAAAGAAGTTACATTAGTCGATGGTGGCCACCAGAAAAGATGTTTTACAGATGTTAGAGATGGCGTAGATGCACTGAAACTTATTTTATTGAATGAGGATAAGTCTAACGGAAAAATCTTTAACGTAGGCAATCCTTGGAATAATCTATCTGTACGAGATGTTGCTGTTCTATTGATCGATCGAATGAAGAGCAGAGGCGTTATTGATAATGCAGATATTAAAGTTAAGTCCAGCGGAGACTTCTATGGTTCGGGCTATCAAGATGTTACCAGCAGAGTTCCTAGTATTAACGCAATTGGCAATGCTTTGGGGTGGGCACCTAAATATACTTTCCCCGATTCACTTGAGAATATTTTAGATTCCTTACAGTAACCTTACAGAATTGTTTCAGTTTTGTTGCCTTATAGATATTTCGTCATAATATAATTATGGCGCTATAATTCATATAGGAGAAAAATATGACGAAATATCTAATGGCATTACTTTTAGCAGCATCATCTGTAGTATCAGCAGCAGAATTTACCGGAGCAGGTGCAACATTCCCATTCCCAATTTATGCTAAGTGGGCAGAGGCATATAAAGCTCAAACTGGCATTGGTCTAAATTATCAATCAATCGGCTCGGGCGGTGGCATTCGTCAAATCAAAGCAAAGACAGTTGATTTTGGCGCAAGTGATATGCCATTGAAGAAAGAAGAATTAGACAAAGAGGGTCTTGTTCAGTTTCCAGCAATCATTGGTGGTGTTGTACCAGTTTATAATCTTGATGGTATCGATGCTGGTAAACTAAAGTTGACACCCGATGTTATCGCAAACATTCATCTAGGTAAAATTACTAAATGGAATGATAAAGCAATTGTAGAATTAAATCCTGGTGTAAACTTACCTGCAATGAATATCACAGTTGTACATCGTGCTGACGGTTCGGGTACAACATTCATCTGGACCAATTTCTTAGGCAAAGCCAACGCAGACTTTCAAAAGACTGTAGGTGAAGGCACAGCAGTTAAATGGCCAACGGGTGTAGGTGGTAAAGGTAATGAAGGTGTTGCCGCACAGGTTCAGCGTATCAAAGGAGCATTTGGTTATGTCGAATACGCATACGCAAAACGCAACAAGATCCCTTACGCAGCATTGAAGAATCGTGATGGTAACTTTGTATTGCCTGATGATAGCACATTCAAAGCAGCGGCAGCTAATGCGGATTGGGCTAATGCACCAGGAATGTACTTATTATTAACATGGCAAACAGGTAAAGATGCTTGGCCAGCAACAGGTGCAAGTTTCATTCTGATGCACAAGCAACAAGCAGATACATTGACAGGCCGTGCAGTTCTCAAATTCTTTGATTGGAGTTATAAGAACGGTGGTCAAATGGCAACTGAACTGGAATATGTTCACATGCCACAAGATGTAATTAAATTAGTTCAGGAAAACTGGAAGAAAGACTTCCGTGGTCCAGACAACAACCCAATTTGGATAAAATAAAATAAATCGGTCACATCAATAGAGTGACTCTGGAACTCGTAACCAGACACTATAAATTTACTTAGTAATATATAATGATTATAGGAGACAATTGATGCCGCTGTACGATTTTAAATGTTCCGATTGCGACACCGTGTTCGCTGTCATGTGCAAAATATCCGAAAGGGAATCGCAGGCTTGTCCTTCATGCGATTCAAAAAACTACCAAGCACATCACGTCGGCATGGCTGCACTAGGAGACCCAGTTCGCCTTGGGATTAGAACCGTCGACAATGGTTTTAGGGAGGTGCTTCATAAGATAGGTTCTAATAATGGCAGAAAGTCTAATCTAAGAGATAAACTGAGCAGAAATTAAAATATGAGAAATACTGTAATATCCATAGAGGAGGTCTATATCCAATAGTCCTCCTTTCGTTCCATTTTACGAGGGCATTCATGGCAAAAACAAAAACTAATCTAGCACAATCTGTTCAAAAGCCTCAGCTTACTATTGCCAACACTAAGCTAAAAATAAGAATAGATGACCTGAAAACTATACAGCCATTAACGGAGAATCAGAAGTTATTTTTTGATGCGTATGATAATTCTAGAATTATGCTATTGCATGGTATTGCAGGAACAGGTAAAACATACATTGCTCTATACCATGCGCTAGAAGAAGTTCTAGATAAAGGTAGTAATTACGAAAAAATAGTAATAGTTAGATCTGCAGTGCCCAGCAGAGACATTGGACATTTACCAGGAGACGAAAAGGAAAAAACTGAAGTTTATACAGAACCCTACATAGAAATCTGTTCTGATCTTTTCAATAGACATGATGCGTATCAAAGGCTGACGGAGCAAAAAGTAATTCAATTTTTAATTACCTCTTTTGTTCGAGGAATAACGCTAGATAATTCCATAATCATTGTCGACGAGTGTCAGAATATGACGGACATGGAACTCAACTCAATAATCACCAGAGTTGGGGAAAGATCAAAAATTATTTTTTGCGGAGATTTTAGACAAACGGATTTGTATAAGAGAACTGATACATCTGGACTTAAAAAGTTCATGAGAATTGCGGATATGATGCCCAGCTTCAGAACATTTGAGTTTGGAGTAGAGGATATCGTTAGATCAGAAATAGTAAAGGAATATATATTAGCAAGGCTACAGTACGAAAATACGTATGAACTAGCATAAAATTGGGGCTTAGTGCCCCAATTTATTTTAACCCTATAAATAATTTTATGAGGTACACTATGACAATGCCCTTAGATGTGAAAATGTTTTTGAATGCATGTGACCAAAACCCCTCAGATGAGAATATAAATCTTTATTATAAACTAATACAAGAAGAGTACGATGAATTTATTGATGCAGTAGAAACGAGTAACGAAGTAGAACAGTTAGATGCCTGTATGGATATGATCTGGGTTATTCTTGGATATTGTTATATGAAGAAGTATGACATTAAAGGGGCATGGGAAGAAGTTGCTAACAGTAATTTATCTAAAATAGATTCTAAAACAGGCAAAGTCTTACGTAGAGAAGATGGAAAAATTTTAAAACCCAACGGATGGAAACCTCCCAATTTAAAAAAGTACACATAAAAAATGCCAACTCCCGCAGGATCCCCTGCCAGTCCACTTAGAATTGATCTAGCTAGACACGTCGGTGTCGAAGTAGGTCGTTCTGCAACTGCCCAAATTTCTTTAGGCGAAACCGCATCTAGAAATTTAGCGGGGAAACCATCGGGTACTATTAAATTATCAGACCTATGGAACAAATCTAGCATCATTACAATTGCAATAGGGTTCCTTACAAATACAGATTCTACTTTTCAAAATCGGGGCAATAATTTAGATGGTCTAAACTTTTCTACAGAAACTACTATAGATCCCGCTGCACAACTAGGTGCCAGACGAGGACATAGCGGAGCGAACTCCAGAACTAAAGGTTATGCAGCCGGCGGATATTCTGGGTGGGAAGGATGGGGAGCGTTCGGTTCGCAGACTGTAACCTCGGCAGTAGATGGTTTAGTTTTTGCAACTCAAACAGCATTTACTACATCTGCTACTGCAGGTGCAAGAGGGGAATACGGAGCTACAAATTCTGAAACACGAGGATTTTGGGCGGGAGGAGCTAATTATAGTCGAGTAGTCACAAGCCTTGTTGATGGCATTAACTTTAGTACGGAGACTACATTATCTACGTCCGCTTCAATTAGAGCCAGATATACTGTGCAAGGAGTTTCATCTGCATCTAGAGGATATTACGCCGGTGGAAATAATTTTGGTGCGGGATACGGAATAGATTTTAATGAAATAGATGGTGTTATTTTTAGCAGTCTTACCTCAGTCGATCCATCTGCCGCATTAGCTACTACAAGGGGGCACACCGCCGGAATAAATTCTAATACAAAAGGATATTGGTGCGGTGGAGGTATTAATGACAGATCTCAGGCCCAGTCTTATTCAGAAATAGATGGTATAGACTTTGCTTCGGAAACTTCGATCAATCCTGCGGTAGGACTATCGGTATCTAGAAGAGCCGCGGCAGGATTAAATTCTAGCACAAGGGGGTATGTATGCGGAGGATTTAATCAGGCTCCTTGGCTTGCTGCACCCTTACGAGAAATTGATGGTATACTTTTCTCTTCAGAAACTCAGATAAATCCATCTGCCGCGTTAGTTATTGGAAAAGATCGTATGGCTTCTTTTCAAGATTATGGTAATAACCCCTAAGGAGATTTATGAAAACAAAAACTGAATTAACAGTACAAACAGATAATATTGATAATGTACTTAAAGAAATACAAGATGCTTTTTATGACATTCCGTTTGAAAACTCAGAATTTCAAACTGAAAATTTTGTTTTAGCTGCTCAAATTACACCTGAAAGAGCGTATAGAGCGTTGGGTCTTCGTATGTACAAAAAATTATTGGCTGTTCAGGAATCCATAATTGGAATAGAAAGAGCGAAAATTGAAGAAGAAGAAATACTTGAAACACTAAAGGATCCTACGGTTAGTAATTTTCAAAAAAGAAAACTTAGACTTGACTTAAAGTTAAGAGAAATAAATCAACCCTTTTTAGAAAAATTATTAAATGACGCCATTGTGGAATTAAATATCTTATATAGACATTTTAAAGCTTTACCGAGATATACTAGACAAGAATTTGAAACCGGCGAAAAAAGACATTTTCTTGAGACAAGTAAACGAGCATTGATGGGAATTTCGAGCCATTCTGAATCTCTGTTTAATATTGAACATGATATAAATGCTTTACTTAATTTCGAAAAAGAATTTTCTGCATTGCCCTCATCTAAAAGACATTTACTTCAAGAATTAACAGAAAAAACTATGACGAACTATCTGCAGGATTTAAATACGCCAAAAGATATTTTGCGAATTAAAAATTAAAGGTAAAAATGACAACCCCAGCAAGTCCAACTCAACTGGCAGAAGTAGAAGCAGAAAATAAATCTGATACGATATTAGAGGAGAAAATATCAGACGAACTATTTGAGGAATTTGCCAACAAAGGATGGTTGGCTTTTAAACCTGAACCAACAGTTCTTCCAAAACCTCCTCCACCAAAAAATGATGAGTTATATATCTGGGACGAAACTATTGAAAATTGGGTCGCAATTAAATCTAAAAATGACTCAGACGCGACAAATATTGAAGATGCTGTTAAGGAAGAATTAATAGTTCAACCTGAAGAAGAATTTTTATATTTTAAAATAGAAGACTAACTATTTTTAAACTAAAAGGCGTATTATGAAAACATATAAAGTTTTTGATCCATATAATGGATTATACTCCGATGCTAGCACATTAGAAGACCTTAAAAAAATACTAGCAGAAAAAGCGTGGGAAGCTTTTTTAAAAATTACTAACAATAATCCTTATACAATAGTAGAAGTTGATGAGCAAGGAAACGAAACTTGGAAAACTATGAAAGGGGAACCTATGATATCCCCCGAAGAAATAAAGAACATGATAGAAAAATCATTACATTCCCGTAGATAATTTTTAGACTAAACTAGAGAGAATTTATATGGCAACTCCTGCAGGGACTCCCAGTAGCCCACTTAGAATCGACCTTGCAAGACACGTTGGTGTTGAGATAGGAAGGTCTGCTACTACACAAGTTTCTTTGGGCGAAACCGCAACTAGAAATTTAGCAGGCAAACCATCCGGTACCATTAAATTATCAGACCTATGGAGTAAATCTTCAGAAATACTTGTAACTATAAGTGCAGATATAGTCAATCATACAATTAATATTTCTTCTATACCCGGATATGTGGCGGGTAAAACTAATATAAGAATAAAAGTAAATCCTGGAGTATACGTGTACTCTACTTCTACCTCTATTCCCGCATTGACCATAACTGGAGCAACTACGGGAGATAATATTATTTTAGAAAATAATGGTTACATAATGGGTAAGGGCGGCG